AGGCGTATGACCGTCTTCTTGAGTTTGCGCTACGTTCTGAACCACTTATTCGTTCAGTCGCAGACAAGCGTCCTGCTAAGCAGGCTTTCCCAGGTTCAACCGTAGTTCTACAGAAGTACGTTGACCTAGACCAAGCAACATCAACACTCGCTGAGACAACTGACCCAGATGCAGTTTCTCTAACAACACCAACATCTGTAACTATTACTCTTAACGAGTATGGTAATGCAGTACTCGTAACCCGTGCTCTTGAGTTGTTCTCACTTGCAGACGTAGACCCAGCAATTGCAAATATCATTGCATACAACCTTGCTGATTCTATTGATACTGTAGCAATGAACACACTCGGCGCAGGTTCAAACGTTCTATACGGTGGCAACGCAACATCAACTGCAACTATTGATGCTGCTGACACCATTGATTCCGCAGACATTCGCCGCGCAGTTGCAAAACTCCGCGCCAATAAGGCTAAGGCACGTCGCGGTTCCCTATACTGGACAGGTATCCACCCAGAAGTTTCACACGACCTTCGTGCAGAAACTGGAAATATGGGCTGGAACTTCGTTCACGCTAATACTTCACCATCTGTTGACAAGATTTGGGCAGGCGAAATCGGAGATTACGAAGGCGCGTTCTTCGTTGAGTCACCACGTCTTGCTAACTCTAAGTCAGGTGCAGACCAGTCTGCTCTTGCCACAACTACACCTACTGTAAATGGTACCTCTGGTGGCTTTACAGTCGGCGTTTCTTCTACTTCAGTAATTGCAACACGCTCTGAAGTTGGCGACAAGATTGCTGCAACAGGTATTGCTTCTGGTACCAAGATTACTGCTATTAGCACATCTGGTTCAACCACAACTATTACTGTAGATACAGCATTTACTGCTGCAGTTACAACTACTCTCACTGTTACACCAGTAACCCGTGTGTTTGACACAATCGTCTGCGGACAGCAAGCACTTGCTGAGGCTGTAGCCGAAGAACCACACATCGTTATCGGTAACGTAACTGACAAGTTGATGCGCTTCCGCCCAATGGGCTGGTACGGCGTACTTGGCTTTGCCATCTATCGTGATGAAGCGTTGTATCGCATTGAAACTGGTTCATCAATCGCTGCTCTCTAGTTGATTGACTGTCGGGCAGAGCCTTGAAACTCTGCCTGATGGTGAGTTCATTAGGAGGACTTATGACTGAATGGAACTTTAAGACACCAACGGTGCTAGAAGGTCCCGCAGGTGGCGCACGTCTATTTTACTTTTACAAAATAGACCGTGGCATAACCATTGTCAGAGACACTGATGGTGACTATGCACAGATACGTTATCCACAAGATAGTGACCTACTCAACTATCCAGTTGTTTATCGGGGCGGATATAACTACACAGTAGATGATGCCACTAAAGCATCACTTATTGCTGGCGGTGTAGGCGTAACTGAAGAAAACTTTACTGCCGTATGAAGCATTGGGAATATCATCCTGAGTATGTAGACGGCTGTTTTGGATGTAAGGGTTTATCTGTCCAGATGAATGCTGGTGATGCAGATAGCCGTAAAGCAATGACTAACAAGTCATTCAACAAAGAATTGGATGCCTATAAAGAGGCTAGGGCACAAGGTATCCAACCTTCTGGAACTTCAATGGCGAAGATTCAGGAAGCAGTAAAGGCTAGTGAGACATTAGGTAAAGCCTATGACGCTGGCAAGATGCCACCAGCCAAACACATCAATAAAAAATCAGCAGCGGTAATGAAAGAACTAGGAGTATAGATATGCCAATGGTAAACGGAAAGAAGTTTCCTTACACAGCAAAGGGCAAGAAGGCAGCCAAGTCTTACGCTATGGGCGAGAAGATGGAATCAAAGGCTGAGAAGAAGATGGAAATGAAGATGGGCGCTAAGAAGATGGCAGCCAAAAAAATGAAGAAGGCTGCTCCTAAGAAGAAGAAGAAATAACTATGGCAGGCAAAACACGCGTAGGTCAAAGCAAGTCAACTCTTGCTCGTTATATTCAGAATGTAGCAAAAGAGTATGCTCAATGGAATGAAAGCGGAAGAACAGATTCAGAGGCTGGACAGTTCTGGGGAGCAGTTCTACAAGGACGTCGCTATGACAAAAAGGGCAAGCAGAAGTGAAGGCAAAAAAAGGAATGGGTTTCAAAGCAGCCCAGAAATCAATTGCCAAAAAGCAGGGTATCTCCGAGGAACGTGCAGGAGCAATCCTTGCGGCTGGTGCTCGGAAAGCCTCAGCAGCAGCCAAGAAGAAGAACCCAAACCTTAAGAAGGTTAAGGGTAAGGCTAAGAAAAAGTAATGTCTTCGGGCAAATACAAACCGCATCGCGGATTCAATCCTGTGCAAATCAAAGATGGCTACGTGGTGCGGTTAAACAAGAATGGAACAGTAAGAGCAGTTCTAGGAAAGTATGGGGAATATGGCAAGCAAAGCGGACCCAAGGCTTAAGAGGGCTGGTGTATCTGGTTTTAATAAACCAAAGCGTACGCCTAACCATCCAACTAAAAGCCACATAGTAGTTGCCAAGTCAGGCGACCAAGTCAAGACAATCCGATTCGGTGAGCAAGGGGCTAAGACAGCAGGTGCTCCGAAGGCTGGAGAGTCAGACCGTATGAAGAAGAAGCGTGCCTCTTTTAAGGCACGTCATAGTAAGAATATTGCTAAGGGCAAGATGAGTGCAGCCTACTGGGCAGACAAGGTGAAGTGGTGAAGAAAGCATTCTGGGATAAGAAGAACCCAAAAAAGACATCTAAGAAATTAACACCAGCACAAAAGGCTGCAGCAAAAAAACGTGCTAAAGCAGCGGGACGTCCATACCCCAACCTTGTAGATAACGCAGCAGTACTAAAGAAGAAAGGCAAGTAATGGCAACGGGCACAGCAGGTAGTTCATTTACTAGCGAGTTAAATAGGCTTGCTAATGGTGGGACATATCCAGCAATTGCAGACTATGTAGCACCAGTTCAGGCTGCTAATGAGTATGCAGGCACTACTGGATTAGCGCTGCTTGGTGCCTTAAATAAAGCCGCAGATGCTAACCGCCAACCAGTTGATTACAAAGCACTGGGCGGAATCTGTAATGAACTTGCTGGGACAACAGACCTTTCTCCTACTGACGCTTTAAGGAGCATCAACCTATGACATATACCTTGGCTCAGATGATGGACGAAGTCCAAATTAACCTTTCTGGATATACCTATCAGCAAGACCGCTCTACATATTTGACTACTGCTGTTACTACACTTACTTCCCCTAGTTCTTCGCCGCTAATTCTTAGCCTAGGTTCTACACAAGATGTAGGCAAAGGCGTTATTGAGATTGATAGTGAATTGCTATGGGTAGACTCAGTAGACCGTGTTGCTAATACTGCAACTATTTCACCATACGGACGTGGCTATCTAGGCACTACTGCTACTACCCACGCTGTAGATGCAAAGGTAACTGTCAGCCCAATCTTCCCACGTAGTTCTATTCAGAAGGCTATTAACGATACTATCCACGCAGTTGGTGGTGCTATCTATGCAACTAAGCAGACTTCCTTTACATACAACGCAGCCATCACTACTTACTCATTTGAAAATCTTAGTATTGAAAATATCCTTGCTATTTCTTGGCAGGACATTGGTCCTACAAAAGAATGGATACGCGTCAAGCGTTGGGACTTTGACCCATTTGCAGATGTAGATACTTGGGGTAACGGCTCACAGACATTGACTATTGGGGATGTAGTTATTGCTGGTAGAACCGTCAAGGTTATGTATGCAACTAGCCCATCTACATTTACTAGCACTAGCCAAGACTACTCTACACAGACTGGACTACCAGAAAGTACTAAGGATGTAGTAATTCTTGGTGCTGCATACAGATTACTGCAATACCTAGACCCAGCCCGTGCTGCTCAGTACAGCCCACAGGCTGATGAGATTGATGCCAAGCGCCCATTTGGCGCAAGCAATACAGCAGTGCGTCAACTATTTGCTTTGTATACACAGCGTCTTAATGAAGAACGCAGCAAGCAACAAAACCAATATCCCCCACGCCTTCACTACAGCGCCCGATAGGAAGATAAATGACAACACGGCAATACTCATCTCGCTCACAGCAGACTACGCTGACTGGTGCCATTACATCTGGCGCTACCTCAATAACAGTTGTGTCAGGTACAGCCCTGCTTGGTGGTGTCACCATTCCTGCTGGTCGTACCTTTACATTGGTAATTGATGTTGACACAGCACTTGAAGAAATCGTAGATGCTACGGCGGTATCTACTAATACATTTACAATTACAAGAGCCATTGATGGCTCTACAGCGCAAGAGCACTCTGCTGGCGCAGTAGTGCGCCATATGGCTATTGGTCGTGACTACCGTGATGCCAACCTACACGCAGAGGCTGATGCTTCTTATAATGATGGTGGCGGTAATGCCCACGCAATGCACGGCATTGCTGCTGGTGAAGGTGTAGTAGTCGGTACTCTCAAGACACAGACTCTTACCAATAAGACTCTTACAGCACCAACAATTTCTGACCCAGTCTTTACTGGAACACCAACTGCTCCTTCTGCCATTGTCTTTGAAGGAACAAACGCAGACCCTTATGAAACTACCCTAACTGTAACAGAGCCTACGCAAGACAATACAATCACTTTGCCTGATACAACAGGCGTAGTTGTTATTGCTACAGCAACCCAGACTCTGACTAACAAGACTTTGACAAGCCCTACTATCTCGGGCAGTCCAGTCATAACTGGTCTATCCAGCGCAGGTATGGTTTCATCCTCTGCTACCCCTAAAGATTATGTAGATGCCATCCTAGGCTCTGCAACTGCTGCAGCAACCTCAGCAGCATCGGCTGCTACCAGTGCTGCCTCTGCCGCTACAAGTGCCTCTAGCGCGGCTACAAGCGCTTCTAACGCCCTAACTAGCGCCAACAGTGCATCTACCTCAGCCACGGCAGCAGCCACCTCTGCAGCCTCTGCAGCGACTTCTGCTACAGCAGCGGCTACTAGTGCTACTAGTGCAGCAGCAAGTGCAACGGCTGCTTCTACCTCTGAGACTAATGCTGCTACTTCTGCTTCATCGGCTGCTACATCAGCCTCATCTGCTTTAACTAGCGCTAACAGCGCCAGCACATCTGCTGCCTCGGCTTTAACCTCGGCTAACAGCGCTGCAACTTCTGCTTCTACTATGGCAGCCAGCGTTGCTGCTGCTGCTACTTCTGCAGCAAGCGCTGCTACTAGCGCATCAAGTGCAGCAACATCTGCATCATCTGCCCTGACTTCAGCCAACTCTGCTGCTGTATCTGCAGCGAGTGCTGCTGCTGCTGTCGCAGCATCCTTTGATGCTAAGGGAGATTTACTAGTAGGTACAGGGGCAGATGCTTTTAGCCCACTAACAGTTTCAACAACTAATGGTTACATTTTGGCAGTTAACTCTGCTACTGCTACAGGACTTGAGTGGCAAGCAGCACCTGCTGGATATACCGCACCAACTATCGGTACTACTGTTATTACCTCTGGCACAACAGTATCTACAATTACAGCAGTTACACTAGATAACGCAACACTATCTGGAACTCTGACTGCATCTGCTTCTAGCGGAACTAACGGACAGTATCTTAAGTCAACTGGCACAGGTGTTGAGTGGGGAACTGTTGCCGCTGGTAGCCAAGTCAAGATTGATGGCGGTGCTGCATCTACCTATGACTACATTGACTTTGTTGGTATGGGTACCAGCACAGCAACAACAGGTACAGTTAATGTATCACCACTAACAGTAACTGATGCTGACCCTGGAAAAAGAATATTCGTTGGAACAACAACCCCTACCTCACCTTCAACTGGCGATGTGTGGATTGATGAATCAGGTTCTGAAGTAGACCTCACTACTATGGTAATAATGGGAGCATACTAATATGGCAGTTAAAAGATATGACGGGTCTGCGTGGCAGACCGTTGCTGGCTTAGGAGCGCAAGGTCCAGCAGCGACATCATCCAGTATTGCAACCTGGGTTAAGACAGCATCAGGTGGTGAAACATCTGTATCTGGTAATGATGACAGCAGCCAGCCATTGTCCTACACAGTAGGTCAGGAATTGGTATTCATCAATGGTGTACTACAGAAGCGTGGCGATGACTACACAGCAACTACTGGCAACAGCATTACTGGGCTTACAGCCTTGACTGCTGGAGATATTGTCAGCGTATGGACAGTCAATGCTTTTAGCGTAACCAATGCTATTAGCAATACAATAATGGATGCCAAGGGTGATTTACTTACGGCGAGTAGTGCAGATGTTCCTGCCCGACTAGCGGTAGGTGCCAATAACACAGTCCTCACCGCTGACTCAAGCACCGCGACTGGGTTGAAGTGGGCTACCCCTGCTGCTGGTGGTAAAGTTTTGCAAGTAGTTCAAGCGACTTATGGAGTTTCAACACAAAGTACTTCAACAACTTGGGCAGATACTGGACTTAGTGCAACCATCACTCCAAGTGCTACAAGTTCCAAAATCTTAGTATTAGTCAATCAACCATTTGAATTGTTCCGTAGCAGTACAGGAGCAGGCGGTGGAATCCGTTTATTGCGCGGTTCAACTTTTATATGGGGCGATGAGGCTGCAAATAGTGGTGGTTCTTTGTATTCAAGTGCTGGCGGTTCAACAAGTAGACAAGTAAATTATTACCATTCGTTTTCTTATGTTGATTCACCTTCAACAACATCAGCGACAACATACAAAACACAATTATCTGTTAATGATACGAGCAACAGTGGTAGAATGACTGTGCAATATATATCAAATGATTCTTCAATTATTTTGATGGAAATAGGTGCATAATGAATACTAATAAAATTGGCAATGGTTTATTTGAACTTGGTTTTAATTCAGGTTGGGTTGTTTCTGGTGATGAAATAGTTTTGTGGGAACATAATGTACCAAAACCTTCAATGACTAAAATATTAGAAGCATCAGAAATTTGGGATAGCAAACAAATAGCATCAGAAACAGAGGCACAAGCCAAGCGCCAAGCCCTGCTAGACAAACTAGGCATTACAGAAGATGAAGCCCGCCTACTCCTTGGAGGTAACTAATGTCACGAAGTAGAAATGTAGCAGACACCCAAGACAATAATGGTGGTGCGGTACCTCCATTTGCTGCTGGTAAGAACAAGATTATCAATGGTGACTTCTCAATTAATCAGCGTGCATTTACAAGCACGACCTCCATTAGCACCTATCTTTATGACAGATTTACTTGGAGTGGGGGTTCGTTTTCTTCTGGTGCAACTGTTTCTGCTCAAACTTTTACACCAGGAACGGCACCTGTTTCAGGATATGAATCAACAAATTATTTAAGAATGGTTACTGCATTAGTAGGTGCTGGCACATCAACACAAATCTATTTTTTACAAAGAATTGAAGATGTCAGAACCTTTGCTGGTCAGACAATGACAGTATCATTTTGGGCAAAAGCAAATTCAGGTACCCCTAATCTCGGTTTAAGGTTTAATCAAAATTTTGGTTCAGGTGGTTCATCTTCAGTATTTGGACTTACGGGAGCAGTAACTGCTATTTCAACTTCGTGGGTTAGGTATTCTTTTACGGTAACTTTGCCATCTATTTCAGGCAAAACTATTGGTACAGGTTCGTATTTGGAGTTTAGAATTTATATTGTTGCAGGTTCAGCAGTTGGAGATGTCGGCGCTGTTGGATTGCAAGATAATACTTTTGATTTTTGGGGAGTACAGGCTGAGGCTGGTTCAGTTGCTACCGCTTTCCAAACAGCCACAGGCACACTCGCAGGGGAGTTAGCCGCTTGCCAGAGGTATTATTATCTTCACGCAAGCACTTTATCTAATCGCGCTATTGGTATGGGTTGCTATGTTTCAAGTACAAGCGCAGTACTTGGATTCAATCTTCCAGTAACTATGAGAGTCACGCCAACCGCAACCGTTGCTAGTGGAACTGATTACTACAAGTTAGATAAAACGCCTACGGAAGATTGGGTTAATGACTTTAGCCTCGCTACAACTTCCAGTAATCGTTATGTATTGTTGTTCAACAATACCCAAGCATCAGGAACCGCAGGTGGCGCTTTCCCTGTATTTACTGATAATGCAAGTGCTTCAATAGCCCTTAGTGCGGAGTTATAAAATGACAAGACAATACATAGCAGTAACAGATGAAAATACAGGGCGTACCATTATTTCCTATGAGGAAAATGGATTCAAGTATTCTTTCTTAGACGACCCTGCAAACTCAGACTATCAAGCATATCTTCGCTGGCTAAACGGTGAAGAAGAACAGAAAGGTATGTAGTAACTAATGGCTACAGTAAGCAAAGTCCTTGCTCGCACAGCAGCAGCAACGACATCAACAACCCTATACACAACCCCAGCAGGTAGCACTGCGGTGGTTACTAACATCGTCATCTGCAATCCAACAACGGCAGCAGTGACAGCATCATTGGCTATCAATAGCATTGACTTGCTAGGCAGCGTATCTATTGCTGCCAATACATCTGCCTTCTTTGACTTGAAGCAGGTAGTACCAGCAACACAGGTAATCGCTGGAAGCGCCTCATCTACATCGGTTGACTTCCACATTAGCGGAGTGGAGATAGCGTAACTATGGGTATTTCAGTATTTCCTGCGCCTAGCGCAGCAAGTAAAACTAGATTTGTAACAACTCTTACTTCTGGTTCTTCATATACCGTTCCTGCTGGAGTCACTTATGTAAATGCCACTCTTGTTGGTGGCGGCGGTGGCAGTGGCGGTATGGGCAACACGGGTGCTATTAGTCAGCCAGGTGGCGGTGGACAAATAATTACAACTAATGTTAGTACAACCCCTGGCGGAACTATCTCATACGGTATTGGAGCAGGAGGAGCGGCTGGAGCAAATAACAGTAGCGGAACTGGAGGAAATGGAGGAACTACCACCTTCACTGGAGCGACATCCGCGCTAGGCGGCGGCGGTGGGCCTTCTTACGGCGCAGGGACAAATGGAAATGCTGGCAATGCTGGTATTTGCGCTTCAAATGCAGGAGTTGGCGTAGGCGGTAATAGTGGCGCTGTTACTGGCGGTGCTGGCGGTGCTGGTCAAATTATTTTAGAGTATTGGTTATAGGAGAAATAATGAATAGAGTATTTGCGGTTATTGAGGACAACAAAGTAATTAACATTATTGTCGGCGTAGAAGATGAAACAGTTGCTGCTAATCCTGGCAAGTACGTAGAGTACACAGATGGTTGGGATTACAACAACGGTGTTGATGGTGGAGATTTTTTTCCACTACCAAAAATTGAAGAGTTAGTAACAGAAGAACCAGTAGAGTAAAGAATAGAGGGGACAATGATACAAAAGCAAGAGACAGTAGCCATCGGTTGGTGTGATAACGGCACCACCGATGGCAAGTTTACAGAAGGACTAGCCACAGCACTTGTTGCTGGCGGAGCCAACGGTATGCCAATACATACCACTATCAGAGTCCAAGGCAATCAGATTGGCAGACAACGCCAAGTTCTGTTTGACCATTGGGCAGATAAACTTAAGACTGATTGGCTACTCTGGGTAGATTCAGACATAGTGCTGAACCTAGAGTCTATGCAGAAACTATGGAAGACAGCGGACAAGATTAACCGTCCAGTTGTTAGCGGTGTCTACTTCATCTCTAAGGAGAATGAGGGCAGTCTGATGAAGCCCTTCCCTGTGCTATTCAATGACATATCTGAGTATCAGATTCAGTATGTCCACCCACTACCTGACAATGAAGTCATCAAGATTGACAATGCAGGCTTTGGTTTTGTCTTAATGCACAAGTCAATCGTGCCAAAGATTCGTGAAGCAAACCCTGGTAAGGGTATGTTTATGGAGACTGGTGACGGTGAGGACGACCACTTTATCGGAGAAGACATCATCTTCTTCCGACGTATGAAGGCAGCAGGTATTCCACTACACGCCCATACTGGGGCGATAGTCAAGCATATGAAGCGATTTAGTCTGGATTATGACTACTACGCTTTGTATTGGACCAATGAACATTTGAAAGAGAAACTAAAAGAACAACAAGGAGAATAAGTGGCTGGTCGTGATATTACCGAAGGTCGCTCTAGCCGAGCGATTGCCGTTGATGTAGGTGTTGTATCTGA